CAACAAAAAAGTCATCAATTGCCGGCATTATTTCGACCTAAAAAAATTGCTGTATTGACTGCCAAGACTGATCCTGCTCATCCCACCAAGGGTTATTTTGTTGGCGACAGTGTAGAGCCAGATGTAGCACAAACCCCGTTGGAGGAAACCATGCGAAGCGTAGAAGAGGACATGATTTCAAAAACTCGTGCAGATTTGAAACAATATTTGGATATGATTTCAAATGAAAAAAAGGACAGTAATTTTACTCCGCGCCAGTCAACCAAACAAGCAGATGTAGTAGAGGATCCAACCGAATCTGACCCAACACCAGATCAGCCTCTGAAAACCATGATGAGCAGTTCGGGCAGTATTCCGGTCAAAACCATTGCTCTAGAAGATGGCGATGTTCTAGAAATACATGGTAATGTCAAGGATGGGTTCAACATAGGTCACAAAGGACAAATCTCGTCACGCAGTGTTCCTACCATAGAAGATGCCACTAAATTGATAGATCTTTATCGTCAAAAACTCAAAGCCAACTCCAGTGCCGACTATGTGGAAGAAAGATAATTAGTCAAAACTATTGTTTTTTAGATGGGATTGCGCTAAACTACAATTTTTATAGGATTGAATATGTCAGACAAAATGTTTAGTGCCGAGCAGAAAGCCAAACTAGGTAGATTGATCAACGAAGGTATGCAAGTCATGCAGGAAGTAGAAACACTGAATGCTGGTCTTACTGACACCATCAAGGCCATTGCCGAAGAACTCGAAATCAAACCTTCCATTCTCAAAAAAGCCATCAGACTGGCACACAAAGCTGAATTTGGACGCGAAAAACAAAATCACGAACTACTGGAAACAATTTTAGAAACTGTTGGCCGTACACTATAAATTATAGTCTAATCACCGGAGACATATTATTAGCTATATTGATTGTTTGTACGATCGTGACCGCGACCGCATTCACGTGATCGAAAGATCAAACGGTAAACGAATATACAAAGAGTTTTCTGCAGATTATCGATTTTACTATGACGACCCACGAGGAAAATATCTTTCTATTTTCAATACCCCGGTCAGCAAATTTACATCTAGGCATCTAAAAGAATTTAGAAAAGAGTTGAAACTGCATCAGGGAAAAAATATCTACGAGTCAGATATCAATCCCATATTCCGATGTCTAGAAGAAAACTACAAGGGTCAAGAGCCCCCTCGGCTTCATACTGCATTTTTTGATATCGAAGTTGATTTTGACCCGGTCAAAGGTTACAGTAGACCGGAAGATCCATTTAACCCAATTACAGCAATATCAATTTATTTAGATTGGTTGGATCAATTGGTCACATTGGTCATTGCACCACAGACCTTGAGTCATGATCAAGCCAAAATAATTGCCAACGAATACGACAACTGCTTTGTTTGCTCGTCTGAACAAGAATTAATTGATAACTTTTTACAGTTGATTGATGATGCAGATGTATTGAGTGGCTGGAACTCAGAGGGCTTTGACATTCCCTACTTGGTGATGCGTACCACTAGAATTCTCAGTAGAGATGATACTCGAAGATTTTGTCTTTGGGAACAGATGCCAAAACAAAGAACTTTTGAAAGGTTCGGTGCAGAAAATATCACTTTTGATTTGGTCGGTAGAGTGCATATGGACTACATGCAACTCTACAGAAAATACACCTACGAAGAAAGGCACAGTTATAGTCTGGATGCCATTGGTGACTATGAAGGTGTTGGCAGCAAAGTTGCCTACGAGGGCACACTAGATCAACTGTACAACAAGGAATTCAGTAAATTCATACTGTATAACAGAGAAGATGTGGCCTTGATCGCCAGACTGGACAAAAAATTAAGATTTTTGGATTTGGCCAATACATTGGCACACGAAAATACTGTGTTGTTGCCCACCACAATGGGTGCAGTGGCAGTTACAGAGCAGGCCATCATAAACGAAGCACACGAACGAGGCATGGTTGTGCCCAATAGAAAAGACAATGGCAACGGGGAAGATTTGCAGGCAGCAGGTGCATATGTGGCTTACCCCAAAAAAGGCATACACGAGTTTGTGGGCAGTGTGGACATCAACAGTCTGTATCCCAGCACCATTCGTGCATTGAATATGGGGCCAGAAACCATCATAGGGCAAATACGACAAGTTCAAACCGACAGCTATATCAAGGATCGTATGGCTCGTGGTATGAGCTTTGCTGAAGCATGGGAAGGTCTGTTTGCCACCTTGGAATATAGTTGTGTCATGGACCGTCGAGCAGATACAGTACTCACAGTTGATTGGCAAAATGGCGAAGAGACCACGCATTCAGCTGCTGAACTTTACAATATTATATATAGATCTGGCAAATCGTGGATGTTGAGTGCCAACGGTACAATATTCAGTGGCGAAAGAGAAGGTGTGGTCCCTGGTCTACTGAAACGATGGTATTCAGAAAGAAAACAGATGCAGGCCAAACTTCGCGATGCAAAAAACAAACAACAAGAAGAATACTGGGACAAAAGGCAGCTGGTCAAAAAAATTAATTTGAATAGCTTGTATGGTGCGATTTTGAATCCAGGATGTAGATTCTTCGACAAACGTATTGGACAAAGTACCACACTGTGCGGCAGGTCTATCACCAAGCACATGACCGAAGAAATAAATTCTATCATAGACAATGATAAAAATCATCTGGGTCGTAGTATCATTTACAATGACACAGATTCCTGTTATTTTTCAGTCTGGCCCATAATTAGAGAAAATGTAGAAAACAAAACCACAGAATGGAACAAGGACATTGCTGTTTCAGTCTATGACAACATTGCCGATTTGGTCAATCAAAGCTTTCCAATTTTCATGTCACAGGCATTTAATTGTCCAAATGACAGAGGGTCGGTCATCCGTTGTGGTCGCGAGTTGGTTGCATTGAGAGGTTTATTCATTACCAAAAAAAGATACGCACTGCTGTACTATGACAAAGAAGGTCGCAGATATGATCAAGAACAACATGGCAAAATCAAGGCCATGGGGTTGGATCTAAAAAGAAGTGATACTCCCAAAACTGTTCAAGATTTTTTAAATTCCATACTCAAGGATGTGCTGTCTGGTGCTGAGCAGGAAATTGTGTTGGAGAAAATTCGAGAGTTCAAAGTAGAATTTGCCAAAAGACCAGCATGGGAAAAAGGCACCCCCAAACGAGTCAACAATTTAACCAACTATGGTCGTAAAGAACAACAACAGGGCAGAGCCAACATGCCCGGGCATGTCAGAGCTGCACTCAACTGGAATAATCTCAGGCGTATGCACGGTGATAACTACAGTTTACAAATTGTAGATGGCATGAAAACCATAGTATGTAAACTATTGCCCAATCCCATGGGTTACACCAGTGTGGGATACCCAACTGACGAAACCAGGTTACCCGAGTGGTTTAAAGAATTGCCATTTGATGATTCCAGTATGGAATCCACCATCGTGGATCAAAAAATAGAAAACTTACTGGGGGTGCTGAATTGGAATCTCAAAGATACCACACAAACCAATAACACTTTTAATTTGCTGTTTGAACTAGAAGAATGAAGTTGAGTTCAATACAATACGACTTGAGTGTGCTACACTCAATTAAAAAAAATTATTCCCAATTCACAGGACAGCATCTGTTGAAAGAAACAATGTCTACACTTTTGAATATGGACAATGAGTTTTTTTCAGATATCTCAACAAAATTTAATCAACTAGACGATACACTGATAAAGATCATAGATGACAAGATTCAACATTTACAATCCAAGGCGCAATCAATCAGCACAGAATATTTAGAAAAACATCGACATCATTTTTATCATGTCTATATCGAAAGTAATCTAGTGGTAAGAAAATGGCATTTGAATCCCACTGTTAAAAAGGTAATTGTCAACAAATTACAAATGCACAGCAATTGGATATTTCCAGGATTGATATTCAGGCCCACTTCGTTGGACTCCATTAGATCAATGGTGGCCTGTGATCCACTTTACATTGTTGATACCACTGAGTTTTTGTTGGAACATGCCAAAATGGAATTTCCGGACTCGTATCAAAGACGACTGCGGCCCTATGTGATAGATCAAACAAAGGATAATTTTTTGTCTCATCTACCACAAGACAATTTTGGCTTTATAACCAGTTTAGATTTATTAAAGTATAGAAATATTCAGCAAATAGAAACCTATTTGAAAGAAATTTTCAAACTATTGAGGCCAGGCGGCATCTTCAGTTTCAGTTTCAATGACTGTGATCACGGCCATGAAACTTCTTTGGCAGAAAGTTTTGCGTTTAGTTTTGTACCCGGCAATATGTTAAGATCGATCATACAACAAATAGGTTTTAATATTGTGCTGGTATACAGAGATATCTCGGCTATTTCGTGGTGGGAAATTCAAAAACCCGGCAATATACAAAGTATTCGAGGCGGACAAACTTTGGCAAAAATCATTGTAAAATCTAAATAAGTTATATACTATTACACATTCAAGGAGAATTTATGAAAGACCAGTTACTGGACCTCGTACAGCACACATATGATCTGGGATTTATTGATCTGTTAAAAATCACCGGAACAGACGAAAAAACTAAAATTTACTCAATGGCCGAAGATAAATCCGTGGTAATTCACGGTGAGTTTATAAATCCCATTGCAGACTTCAACGGATCGTTTGGTATGCCCAATCTAAACAAACTGAAAATTTTGTTGAACTTGCAAGAATATAGAGAAAATGCGCGATTGACTGTGAGTCGTAGAGCCACTGATCAGCTGTTGGATGGTATAAATTTTGAAAACAGCACAGGAGATTTTTGCAACAGTTATAGATTTATGTCCTCGAAAATTGCCGACGAACAATTAAAGACCTACAATTTCAAGCAGCCACCATGGATCATCGAATTTGAACCCAGTGCCAATTCGATATTGCGTCTTCGAATGCAAGCCCAGGCCAATGCAGAAGAGACAGTGTTTCGAACTGAAACCAGCAACAACGACCTGAAACTCTACTTTGGCAATCACAGCAGCCATGCTGGCAATTTTGTGTTTCAATCAGATGTCGGTGGCAAACTAAAAAACACTTGGTCTTGGCCGGTATCACAGATACTTGGCATCTTGGGATTAGTGGGCAATAAAATGATTAGAATCAGCGACATGGGTGCCATGCAAATCACAGTGGATTCCGGTCTAGCAATTTATAACTATTTTATATCTGCTCACACAAAATAAAAAACGGACCGGCCATATGCAAAATAACTTCACAAAAAAACAGACCGACAGCGCAGGACTTAGTAAATGGGCAGTGTTTCTTCCTGCCATATCGGGGTTCTATGCTACCTTCATAGGGAAACAACGAGTGGGTCACTATGTGGATCCAGCTCGTTTTCCTGTTGGTATCAAGAACATGGAACAACTGAATTGGCTCAACAGTCAACAGGCCTTATTTCCTTATCGGTGGAGTTTGTACAGTGCCGGTCATGCAAATTTAGATCTCACCAAAACCGACCCCAGTGAGGACATGATTAGACAACGACCTCCCGAC